AACCAACCACCACCTAAGAAGAAATCCAAAGGCACAGTAGCCCTGGCTTGGTGTGACAATGGTATGGTGGATGGCAAGTTCGCTGAGTGTATGGTAGCTCTAGCGCTACAAGCGCCAGCAAACAATATCCAGATTAGTCACTCTGCCCGAGTGGCAGGCAATCAGATTGGCAGACAACGCCAAGCTATGTTCGACCATTGGGCAGATACTATTAAATCTGACTGGATTATGTGGGTTGACTCTGACATTGCAGTTCAGTTATCTCACGTAGCAGACCTACTAGAGATAGCAGACCCGGTCGAAAGACCAATCGTATCTGGTGTTTACTTTATCTCTAAGCAAGCAGAGGGTACGCTAGCTAATCCATTCCCTGCTTTATTCTCTGAGGTAAACGAGACAACACTTAAGCATGTACACCCACTACCTAAAGATGAAATCATTCAGATTGATTCAGCAGGTATGGGGCTAGTGCTAATGCACAAGTCTATCATCCCTAAACTTAGAGCAGAGTTTCCTAATCAGTCACTCTTTGCTGAGGTAGAACATCTTGGCGATAAGTATATCGGCGAGGACATTGTGTTCTTCCAGAAGGTAAAGAAAGCTGGCATACCAGTATATGCCTGGACTGGCGCTATTGCTAAACACATGAAGCGCTTTGCCTTTGATGAGAACTATTACGACATGTACTGGGGTGTAGAGAAAATTAAAGAGCGATTAAAAGAACAACAAACGAAGGAGTAATGCATGCCTTACGGCGACGATATCACAGAAGGTATACCGTATAACCTATCTAATCCTGTAGCCGCATCGCAGACTTATAACCTGACGGGCGAGGCTTATGATATATCTATCAACAACTTACCCTTCTATGTATTCTCATCTGATGAATCACCTTATCGTCGCCAGACGGCTCCTTATCGTAAGCAGCAGGTAGACCAGACTAATGAAGCTGGAGAGCAAACCTTCACTGGTTGGTGGCTACGTAGTCAATCATCATTCCATTTAGGCACTGGCATCAAATACTTTGAGCCACTACAAGATGAGTTGCTGCGCTTTCAGTTTACTGAGTCTAAGGGTTGCGATGTGTGGACCAAGGGTCAGGTAACATTACTTAACTCTACACTAAGGGCACTGGTATCTACCAATACTAACCTGCAAATAGTTGGCGCATATGATGCCACCAATGCTGTAGACTCTGTTGTATTCTTGGACGGACCAGACTTAAAGAAGTTGACAATGTCTACCGACACGCCAACAGTATCTACTTATACACTTACAACATCACCACATACATTAACATTCTTAAGCTTGACAACTGATGGCTCTAGCTATTATGCTGCAGATAATGCCCGCATCCATAGAGGCAAAATGTTCGGCACTACATCTGACGGGCATCTATATGACTTAGTTGGACCGGTAACAAATGTTGTATTGAGATACGCTAAGCAACGTTTGATTGCTGGTGTTGATGCAAAGCTGTACGAATTGGAATCAAACAAAGCTACAACTCCTGGTGGAAACTCGCTACCTTCTGCGCTATATACACACCCTAATACTTCTTGGGTATGGACATCTATCTCTGAAGGACCGGCAGCATTCTATGCAGCAGGCTATGCTGGTGCTGAATCATCTATCTATAAGATTACTCTAGACCTAACAACATCTAATGCTCTAGGTTTCCCTGAACTTAACACACCATCTGTAGTGGTAGACCTACCAGAAGGTGAAATAGTCAGAGCCTTCGATGTATACCTTGGAACATACGGTGTCATCTGCACCAACAAGGGTGCACGTGTAGCAATTGTTAGTGACAATGGTGACATATCATATGGCCCATTACTATTCGAAGGTGACTGCAAGGCTGTCACATTCAAAGATAAGTTTGCTTATGTAACTGCTATGGTTGGTGGAGACTCAGGCTTGATACGCATTGACCTGTCACAGCCAGTAGTTGCAAACAGCCTAGTATTTCCTTATGCTTGGGATGTATACGCATCAGGTGAAACCCTAGTACCTGTATCAACAGACTTCCTTGGCACAACAAACAGAGCGGTATTCTCTGTGCCGGGTGATGGTATATGGATTGCATCAGCTGCAAACAAAGTAGAGTCAGGATACCTGACTACAGGTAGAATCAGATACGGCACGCTAGAAGGCAAGCTATTCAAGTTCATTAAGGTACAAGTTGACAATGCCGATGGTGGCATTGAAGTAAAGTCAATCAGTGCTGACAACACACAATACAACATAGGTGGATTCGCTGAAGAAGCAATCCTGTCAGAACTCGGTGTGCCATACCCAACTGGTGCACAAGAGTATCTATCATTTAAGTTTGTCCTTACACGTTCTGCTGGCAACGCTGCCAATGGTCCGGTGTTTAAGGGCTATCAGGTAAAGGCACTGCCTGCGATACCACGTCAGAGATTGATTCAGTATCCGCTTGCTTGCTATGATTCTGAGAAAGATAAGTTCGGAGTAATCTCTGGGTATGAAGGTTCTGCATATGATAGACTTGCATCACTAGAGATTGTAGAGAATGTTGGTGACTCCATTAAGGTAGAGGACTATCGTACTGGTGAATCCTTCATTGGACTTATTGAAGAAGTTCAATTCATAAACCGCACACCACCTGACAAAAGGTTCGCCGGGTTCGGCGGTATCTTGCTTGTCACAATTCGTACCTTATAAGGAGCATCATGAGTCCTGCTGATTGGGCTGGAGTAGCCGTATCCGTAATAGCTATCGTCACCGGTTTTGCCGCTGGGGTTAGATGGCTGGTCAAACATTACCTATATGAACTGAAGCCCAATGGCGGAGGAAGTCTTAAAGATAAAGTCAATCATCTTGAAGAGAAGGTTGATTTGCTAACTGACATAGTTAAGGATGCATTGAGGAGATGAATGAAACCGCTAGCGAAAAGACCGAGTCCTGCTGCCGTCGCAGTGTTGCATCAGGCGAATGCCATTGCCCCGAAAAGGAAGAAGGCGAGCGATGGACTGCTACCTTCTGCTGCTCATCTAAGGACTAACCCAGACTCAGACCATAACACTGGTCTTGCTGTCGACTTAACACATGACCCGAAGAATGGTATTGACTGCAAAGAAATATTTCAGGCATTAAAGAAAGACAAGCGTGTTAAGTATTTAATATTTAATGGAAGGATATGGATTCGTGAGTTCGGAGAGAAGGCGTACAATGGTAGTAATCCTCACCGCACTCACCTACATATCTCTATTCGCAATGGTTACGGCAATGACGTTTCTCCTTGGTTCGCCTGGGTAGTAAAGCCAGTAGAAGAAAAGCCGGTGAAGAAAAAGCCGGTCAAGAAGAAACCAGTAAAGAAGAAGCCGGTAAAGAAAGCTGTTAAGAAGAAGCCTCAACCCAAACCAAAGAAGAAGAAGTTCACTATAGCTAAGGTCAAGAAAAAGTCTAAGCTATTGTCCCTCTTCAAGAAAGGCAAGAAATGAAGAAGCTAAAGAAGTTAAAGAAGAAGATTCAGAAGCCTGCGTTCAAGGCTGCATTCAAATCCTACCTGCGTGCAGTCCTAGCATCAGCAGTGACTATGGGCTTGGCCCTGCTTACTGACATGGCTCCAGAGTACGCCGTCCTCATCGGTGGCTTGACTGCTCCTGTAGTTAAGTGGGCAGACCGAGCTGAAGCAGACTTCGGACTCAAATATGACAAGGCAGCAGACTCTATTAGATAGCCTTTAAACGCCTTCTAAGGCCCTTTAGAGACACAAAGACCCCCGACTTAAGGTATTCACCTTAGGAAGGGGGTCATTTGTCGTATCCGATAAGTGGATGCTGGGCTCTGATGCAGAAACGGAACATCAGAATTAGAAGACCTTACCGTAATCTTTGGCCAACCCAGCAAATCTATATATACTTGACTGCTTCTCCTTCAGTCAGTATTATAATATATATTATATATATTATATATAAGACCCCTTCGGGGTCTTTATATTATATTATATATTATATATATAATAATATTATACACCTAGATTCTGACTGAATCAAGGGGTTATTAAATACTTGACAACCCTGATGTCTGAGTGTATACTTTTTGGAATGTCAGTATATATATCAGATAACTACAAACTACCAGAGCACGTATCATACTCTGCTCTGACTACCTACATAGACTGCGGGTATCTCTACTACCTTGGGCGATTGCTTGAGATTCCTGAACAACCTGCTGTATGGTCAGCTGGTGGCTCAGCATTCCATAAGGCTACAGAAGAGTGGGACAAACAACATGTTGAGTAAACAACTATGGGATGAGGCTTGGAATGAGTACACGAAAGACGTCGACCTATCAACGCTTAGGGTTGGTGGCAGGGCTACGAAGGAACGTCCTAACAAAGAGGACGCAGAGTTCTGGCAACAACAAGGACCTGAGTGGGTCCAGTCCTATATCGACTGGCGCACTACTAACACTAACTGGAAGATTTGGAAAACGCCTGATGGCGTTCCTGCGATTGAACTAGGTATCATACCTAAGTTCGCTGGAGTACCAGTCAAGATGGTCATTGACCGAGTATTCGAAGTCGATGGTCAACTGGTAGTCATAGATTTAAAAACTTCACAACGCACACCTGACTCAAGTTTGCAGCTAGGTTTCTACCGAGCAGGACTCAAGCAAATCTTTGGTGTGGATATTAAATGGGGCAACTATTGGATGGCTCGCCAAGCTGGCACAGGTTCGATGGTTGACATATCAAAGTACACTGACGAGATGATTACATACTTCGTAGAAAACTTTGACAAGGCTCGCAAGGCTGGTGTATTCTTACCCAACACAAACAACTGCAACCGGTGTGGTCTAACAGACCATTGCCAGTTCTCATCAAAGAAAGAGAAGCAATGAACGAAGAATGGAAACTGCAAGTATCGTATAAGACTGGCACAGGAGATATGATTAATATCCGTGCCAATACTGCTGACGAACTTAGCGTGCTGCTAGAAGGTGTAGGTGATTACGCTACGCAGATTGCTGCAACAAACAAGATGCTAGCAGCAGCGTACAACGTAGCCCCTTTATCGACTACAAGTTCCACTATAAACACAACGCCACCAGTCTCCTCACCTCCGAGCCCGGTGTCGGAAGCGTCAGGTACCGCAGCTCCCACGTGCAAACACGGAGCGAGGATATACCGGAGCGGAGTAAGCAAAACAACTGGGAAGCCGTACGCATTCTGGGCTTGCCCAACTCCACAGGGAACACCTGACCAATGTAAGCCAGTAAACTAATCAGAGGAAATCAAATGAGCCGTAGTCAGTTTGTAATGGATTGGCTACGGCTACTCTTCAAAAGGAATAAGAATTGCGTACACTTGTCAGAAGCGTTGGTCGCCCAAGTATCGGTGGAGAACCACTACCGTCATGCTTCAAAGCGTTTGAATCGAACAAGATTATCATCAGGCGTAGCGAAGTGTCGATGTTCGCAGCAGCGCCAGGAGTAGGTAAGTCTACCCTAGCACTAGCTCTTGCATTAAAGATGAAGGTTCCCACACTATACATTAGCGCTGACACTAACGCACATACTATGGCTATGCGCTTAGCATCTATGATATCGGGTAAGAATCAGACAGATGTTGAGCAACTACTGAATACTGATTTAGGTTGGACTCGTGCAGTGCTGGCTAAAGGTAGCCACATTGTCTGGTCATTCGAATCAGCACCATCTCTACAGGATATCGACGAAGAAGTGCAAGCCTTCGAAGAACTATGGGGATGCCCACCACATCTCATTGTGGTAGATAACTTAATGGATGTAGCCACCGATGGTGGCGAAGAGTTCGCATCAATGCGAGCTATCATGAAGGAGTTAAAGTATCTTGCTCGTGCTACAAACGCTGCAATTGTGGTACTACATCACACGAGTGAAGCGGTATCTGGTACTCCTTGCCAGCCTCGTTCCGCAATTCAGGGCAAGGTGGCTCAACTCCCGGCACTCATTTGTACGCTTGGTGTTGTGGGCACATCAATGGGCGTGGCGCCTGTCAAGAACCGCTACGGAAAAGCGGATGCAGGGGGAGGGCTAATGACTTGGATTGCCTTTAACCCTGAGTATATGTTTGTAGAAGACATACCGGAGAACGTATGACACAAGAAGAATTGTTGGCCAATATAAAAGAGCAAGAATATGCTTATGACAACTTGGCTAATGCCCTTCGTGCAGT